ATGCTTAACATGAGCTTCATTACTTCAGCATTCTGTATTCCACGGTCAACCAAGTCCCCCACAAAGATATACAGCTCATCAGGATTATCCGTAGGTGAGCCGTGCTGCGCGAAGTAGTCAGCTAATGGTTGGTAACACCCTTGAAGGTCACCGATGTGGTGTACCTTCTTCCAAGCGTTATAATCTTCGGGCCTGTATGTAAGTACATCGCGTAGTTCATTAGGCTTGACTACTGTTACCCAGCTTGCCAGCTTTTGGTGAGGCATGATCTCCACGTATGATTCTATCAACGCCTGTGACAATCTCTGGTGAAAAGGACGGCCTGAATTTCTGTTTAGTACCACGTCCAGTGGCATATCAGAGAAATCACAAACTGTGCAGCGATAACGGTACTTCTCACAAAGCTGACGGTAACGGTTTACGTCTTCCGTAGTCTTGTGAGTTGCATCAATTACAACAAGTTCTCCACGTGTCATCTTCTCTTCAAGTCTTTCAAACAAGAAGTTCCATGCACGCCTGTTGTGTTTTTGACTGATGCCGATCTTGCCACCGACCTCTAATACCGGAGATTGAAACAACAGACGTATTGCATCAGACGAAATGGTGTAAGGTTCTAATTCATGTTCTCTAATGAGGGTACTCTTGCCACAGCTTGGGCTACCTCGCATTAGTATTAAATGTCTCATGATGAACTTTTGTTAAACGTTTAATGTTTAAAAAGGGAAGTGCGAATTAACACACTTCCCTTTTTATGATAGACTTGTTCCTAAAGGTATTTCCTGTAGCTGCATTCATCTATGCGATGTATGCGTATCCTGCCAGAACCATTGCATTCCTGGTAATATTAATACTATGCTTACTGTTAGGCACAGTCATTGATTGGTATTCTACACCTCGTCGTACTCAGAAACAGGACGAGCCGAAGGGCGATCCTGACCACCGTTAGACTCTTGGAACTGCTTCCATGCAGCAAGATAGCTTAGTTCTGAATCGGTAGCAGGTCCGAACACCTTCATCACAAGTGGGAACTGTGCAACGGGCGGCTTGGCTTTGGTGAACTTACCAGTCTCTGGATCGATCTGCATCTCTTCCAAACAATGGAGGATGATGCGATACTTTGCATCCTTGGTCAATTCAACCCACTGTTCAAATCCAATCTGGATAACAGCATCACGGCTTGAGAGTTTCTTGTTCAATTCAGATTGAACTGTAACCTGTGCAATGCCTTTGAAAGACTTTTTAAAGAGACATACGATATCGTAGCCTTTTAAGTCTCTGCGATAACGGTCTACCAAGTTCTTCACTACTTCGTCAGCTTCTTCAGCTTCGATGTATTTGAGACCTAGATCTTCGGGCCATTCGCCCAACTCTGCTGCGTCTGAAGAAAAGTTATGTCTGTTAAAGATTTCGTCGTTAGTCATTTAAGTTTGTTGATTTGATTATTGTTATGGGTGTAGCAGCTTGATAATATTCTCTACTTTTAGAGAAATCAAGAATGCGAATAACAACATGAACGCAAGTGAGATTAGACCGTAAATCGGTTTCTCTTTGGCCCGTTCGCTGCGGCTGTCGATGATCTCTCTGATGAACATTGCTATCCATACCAGACAGAAGAATATTTCTTGTTGCATTATTGAATTGCTTTTTGAAGTTTGTATACAAGTGAGAGTAAGCAGACTACAGGATCGATAACCTGATTGCGCATTGCTTGATGTGCTGCTACTTCGATAATGATTATAGGCAGCTTAGGTAATTTGTCAGGATGATTATCTTCAATCCACTCAGGAAGGTCTGTTCCGAGTGCAGCCATTACTTCATTGACCGAACCCTGATAATCTTTTACGATTGACTTGTAATTCTCATACGCATCACCTTTGGTTTCAAAGATCAGTTTAAAGATTGATTCAAACTCCCAGTCCTTTGAGGTTAGTTGCTCTTTCGTGACATTGGTAACCTTTGCAATGGAGAGAGTCTCCACCTTGTAGATTGCCTTACGCATGTCTGGGAAGTTGGCATCAATAAAATCATCAAGCAACTCATCAGAGATTTGGATGTTAAGCTTGCCAAAAAGTGTACCGAATCGATTCTTCCATTCCAGCTTGACAAACTCTACTTCACCACCATCCATCATGTCCATGTTCACAGTCACAAACCGTGATTGGATTGGTTCAGGAATCTTGTTAACGTAGTTACACGTTGCAATGAATCGTGTGTTGGCAGCGAATTTCTCAATCGTGCCACGAAGTGCCTTGAAGAACTGGTCACTCACACCGTCAAGCTCATCGAGAATGACACACTTCATCTGACCACCGATGTTTAAAACTGAAGCAGATGAACAGAATGAAGTGATCTTGTCACGGATTACATCAACACCGGTTTCATCGGAGCAGTTGATGTAGATGTAGTCAAACCCTTCTGACTTAGCCATCACCTTTGCAGCTGAGGTCTTGCCAAGTCCTTGCGAACCGTAGAAGAGAATGTTCTGTTCCAACTTACCACCATTCAGCTGTGCGCTGATACGTGGAGGCAGAATCAAATGTTTAAACGACTTAGGCCTTAGTTTCTCGGTTAGCGGATTCATCTTGTTGTGTTTTTAGTTCTAGTGCTTCTTTAATTCGTCCTTCTTCTATTTCTTCAAAATTGCTGATTGCAAATAAAACTTCAGTCAGATTACTAAAGACATACTCTTGGGTGCGGGTGCTCTCGTATCTTGCAATGTTCATTTCAGCTTTGATGTAGTACAGACAATCCAAAATGTTATTGAATTTTGAACTCCCATGGTAATAGTCTGCTGATTTGTACTGCAGTTCCCACTTGTTCCAGAAGTAATAATTAGGGATAAGCTTCTCTACATTGTAGTGGAAGGCCTCGTTTACATTGTTGGTTACCTTTAGAATTTTAAACATAGTTCACTCGTTTAGTTGACTTAAGACACGTGTTCGTCATATCGAAGTATAGTTCACTTGCATCCCGATAATTGGTCGGCTTCTTCAGAACATTAGTAAAGCCAGTTCCAAGATGACTCTTCCACAAGACGTGGTAAAGTTCTTTGTTGGTCTCTTCAGGTTGTGCCCGTACAAGCTTAACTTGTATTCTCGGGTTTTCAAACTGACAAATAACTTCTCCCTCTTTGCAATAATTGTTGGTCATCTATTTTTTGTTAATGTTAGTGGCGACGTAACCCATGAGTAAGCTATCAAACAATGGAACAACAATTTTATTGCGTTCAACCTGTTCGTAATTACCTTTTATATGTGGTAAAGCTGTACCAGTCATATCAACCATATCACAGTCTAGGATTGGGGTTCCATGATCGTGAAACTCATGTTTGAGCATTTCCTCTAACAAGACATAGTGACGATCATACACGTGCAGCGAGTTAACGATGTGCGTGTAACTTCCTAAGGTTACTTCTGGGTACTTAGTCTGTACATGACGAAGCATCTGCTGTTGCAGTACAGTGAAGAATGCTACATCAGTTGGTGTTCCCCAGATTGCATCGTTGGAGCGCATGGACAAGGTGAGGTTGAGCTTGTTTTCACGAATGGAGAACACTGCATCCTTGGTGCATACGAAGTCACGAGTCTCTGGATTCTGATGCTCAGGCTTGTTAAAGTGCATCAGCGCCTGACGAGTATCTTTATCTTGGAGCAGTTTGTCTAATGCCCACTGGTATTCAGTCAGACCAAACTTATTCTGGTCAACAAATATTAGCTTACCGTATGCTGAGTTGACTGTCCAGTCTTTGTTTGCAACTTGATTCCAGAACTTGGCAAATTTGTTTATCCAGTTTAACTGGTTTGAACCAGAGAAGTAGAATAGAAGTTCTGCTGCAATGTATTTTTCTTGGCTGCTCCGTGGCTCACACTTATAGAGATTGCTGGTAGGATCTTCGATAGTGAAGGCAAAGTTCTGAATCTCTCTTGAACTCGTGCCTCTTGTCTTTACTTCGTGTTCGTAATTTTTATAGAGTTGAAACAATAATTCCGCATAAGCTAAGGCGAATGTCTTATTTGTTAAGATTTTCATATACCTTTTCTTATGCGGAATTGACTGCTTGTCACGGTGTTTACTGCGGTGTTAGCGTAGGTGCTGGTGGTAATCCACCTTGGTCTGGGTTGTTTATCTGACCAGGTGCTCCTGTTGGATCCATAGCTGGTGGCGGGGTAGCTAGAGCATTAGGATCTGCTCCCAGCTCTGGTTCTCCGCCTAGAGTGTCTCCGATGCCGAATGCGTCTTCGGCTGGAGTAATGCCTCCTGCTGCCAATGGATCTTCTAAACCTTCCTTGGCTTTCTTCTTTGCAATCTCATTCATCTCCAATAGTTCTGGAGGAAACTGCATGTAGAATTTAATGAGAGTATCTTTATCAAAGAAAGGTTCTCCGTCTGTACCTACAACAGCTGCAATTGCTTCAACAAATGCACTCTGCTTTGTATTGATTTCCTGTTGCTTGATCTGATCAAAGTAGTTGTCCTTATTAAATCTGATACCAACCTTGCTCTTGAACAGTTCATCATCAGCAAGCTCAGGCTTGTCCATGATCATCTGCAAGTACAGAGGCTTCATCATAATTTCTTGGAAGAGTGAACGAAGACGGTTGATGAAACGACCAAATCTAATCTCGTCTCTCTCGACGTTACTGTTGTCCTGTGAGTAGGTTGAACCTGACGGTTGTCCACCTGACGAGAAACGTGAAAGAGGAATGCGGCTGTCTTCCTTCAGTTTGTTCCTGAAATATTCAACGACGCCCATCTCGGTGAGCTCTGGGCCGTCTCCTCCTACTGCAGCGATGTCAATCTGTTCACCATTCTTGGATGGGAACACATAGTTCTTGTAGAATGGAATGTTTGCCTTGCCGTTTACGGTCAGCTCGCCACTCTCATTGTCAAGTCTTGCATCTTCCTTGTAATAGTTCTGGATAGCTGCAATGCTTTGATGTGCCTTCTGTTTTGATTTTGTTCCTGTTGGAACAACCATCTTCATTCTGAATGAAGAGTTCATCACTGCCCATGAAACTCTTGTAGTCTCCATTACTCGCATGAGGTTGAATGAACGAACCAATCTCTCAAGGTATGAAAACCTGTTCATGCCATCCTTTGCAAAGGAGATGTAGATGATCTGAACATCAAGCAACTTCTTCATCAGTTTAGGATCATCTTTAAACTGGTACCAGACACTACGCATCTTGCCGGTCTCATCCTGTTCAACTGCTGGTTCCAAGGTAGCTGCATCAAGTTCCTTGAAACCAATAATGCGTTTCTTTTGGTCATCCCATACAATCTCGAAAGCGATGATGCCATCCGTAAGGAACTGTTTCATCAGGTCCCATGCGCCGTTGGCATCATTGAATTTCCAGTAGTTATACAGTTTGTCAAAGTTGTCTTCAAACAATTGTTGTATATCTTCTTTTGCACCTTCGATGTTACTTGGATAACAGAATCTCTGCTGTTCATCTAGTACGATGCATTCGTCAGTCACAATTTCGAGAATGGTTTCAATCTCTGAATTGGAAGCAAATGAACGTAGAAAGTCTCTTCTAGCAGTGTAGTCCTTCGAGTAGTACGCAATGTACTTTGAATTGCCAGTGTCTTGTTGTGCGAGAGAGTAAATGAAATCTTCATCGTCTGCACCGGTACCAGCTCTCATTGCAGCACCTTCTTTGGCACCTAGCGCGTAGCTATTCTTTATGACCATATCGTCATAACGGATGCCAAGTCTTGCAAACTTTGCAAGACTTGAACGCATAACATCTATTGCTCGTCCCGTGGATAATCTATTGATAAAACCTGCCATTATCTATATCTAATTTCGTTTTCCCAAAGCTTGTTTGAATTCTTTTATTACTTCCTTGAGTCTAGTACCAAATCCTCCAGTATCAATGAAACAAAGCATCGGCCAATCTGTAAGACTGATAGTATGGATTTTTGTCAAGGACTCTCTGGGAACAGAAACAATTGACGATACTGGAACTAATCCTCTGAATATGACAACAGCTTCCTTTGAACTGAATTGCATAAAGGTCTTTTGCTTACCACCGTCCTCGGTCTCTTCTGCTATCGCATGTAACTTCTTTTTATAAGCAATGTACATCTCTGACAGAATCTTTGGCCTAATATCCGTAGGGATAGAAGTGAAGTCAATAACAACTTCTCTCCTAGGACCCTCTACCAACTTAGGACCGAGGCTAAGGTATATTGGTTTTACATTCATTATGCCTTCCTCTTCAGGAAGAAGTATCCTGGTAGTAGCGTAGAACATTCCGGCTCTGAGATTTTGGTTAGCAAACTTAGATGATCCAGAATAACTCTCTTTGTAAATATCTTTTGCGAGAGCTGTATGATCACCTTTGTTATCTTTTTTCCATTGCTCTAGAGCATCTATAAATTTAAAAGAGTCCTGCACCTTCTGTTACGATTACAAATCTAGCGCCACGCTCTTCTGCGTAACGGATTGCTGCTTCGAATTTTGCTTTGTTTACAAGGTGAACTTCTGCCTCTCTTATGTAGGTCATTAGTTTCTTCTTGGTCTTTCTGCCTTTGATGTCTAACACTTCGGTAGGAACTTGGCTCATCGGCTTAACTTCAATAAAGAAGTCATCCTTAGAACCATCTGAGTTAATCTTTGTAAAGAAGAAGTCGACGTAATAACTGCGAACCTTTCCAAATACCGGTGGGTCTTTCATTTCATCAAGAGGACTGTAATATGGAATGGCGATTGGTTCGCTGCTCCATCTTTCAACATTGTCTCTATCATCAAGATTTTTCATAAAACCTAACTCCCAAGAACTACGGTAGATAATCGCATCTGGATCTCCAACATATTTCTCGGGATTGGTCGGACGAAAATAACCTTGTTTGGTCTTAGCATTTCTGTTAGGACCGACGTTCTTCATACTCCATGCCATGGTAAAATGTTAAGCCTTTTTGTTTCTGATCTGTTCCATCTTTCTGATAGCCCAATCAACTCCTGAATCACCTCCCCAGATGAGCCAAGCGACGTAACCATTATCTTTCCAAGGAGTGCTTTTGAATTTAGGATCTACTTTTGAATTCTTTCTGTGTCTGTTGAATTGTGCCATCCTGGATACCACATCTCTAGACAAAGCTTCACCCTTTGCAAGTTGATTTGCTCTGCTCCAACCAACAGAGGTACCACCCTTTACTTCGCCTCTTCCATATTTCTCTTTCCAATCCAGCGCTTTTTTTGCATTGTTGGTTGCAGATTCAGGATAATCAGAATAAGTTTCAGATGATTCTGACAAAGAATCATCTGAAATGAAGTCTTCAAATAATTTTACATATTGCATCATTATTTATAACGATCCTAAACTTAAATGTTGAATACTCCATCTTCAGAGATGGATACCATAGGTCCAAGCTTCTTGTGGTAGAGTTCATTAAACCCCTTTGTCATGCCGTTCTTGGCAATCTGAGTAAAGTAAGCGAATGCATTCTTGCTTCTCTCTGGATTAAATCTGTTCCAGTATTTGATCATATCTTCCAGTGCACGAGAGATACAATCTTGCTTGTCCATTGGATTCTTGTATACGTACGTCTTGCTAAACTCATTTGCAATCTTGTGGAACATGTCAATTGCCTCTTGTGACAATGTGTTCTTCTCTTTGCACTTGATGATTTCTTCAAGTAGTATTGCGTTTGGGAGGTATGCGGCCATTAAGTTTCATTATGATTTTGTTTAGTGCTGATCTTATTATGCCAATTCATCTTTTCATCAAGATCTAATTATTCATCACAAAAAAACCCCTAGATATTTCTAGGGGTTTTTAGTTTCATTAATCCTGAACTTCTTCAGTTTTTTGCTCTTCAGCATCTTCTGGCTGAGTCTCTTCAAACTTGTCTAAGAGCTTGTGTAGCAATTCTCTGCCTGGCTCTTGGATAGAGTCATACTCTTCGCTTTCACCGTCATGAGGAATTCCACCTAGACGCTTGATAAGATCTTGATGATTGACCACGAAGTCTTTCATCTGCTGAACTTCTTCACCGGAGAATTCTCCTAGAAGTTCTTCTTCTGTAACACCATGGTCATCACCGATAACCATTCCAATTACATCGTGCAGGCTGAGGTCTGAGTTGTCAACATGGTTGTTGTTCTCTGACTCTCTCATGTTCTCTTCCCAATCACCCAATAGCTGACTGTCCATTTCATTACGAGGAGTTACAACGATACCACCGTCGTGACCATTTTGTGCGTCTTTAACAGATCCGCCGAATGCTTCAGGATTTTCATCGTGCTTGGAGTTTCCACCATTCATTGAGGTTAGCTGCGCAGCGAAATCTTCTGCTTCGTCTTCAGTCTTGAAACCTTCTTCAATTTCACCGTTTACTAGAACAAAGAACTGAAACTCAGAAGTAACTTCACGCTCTTGTCCGTCAGCAAAACGAGTATCTCCAGTGATCTTCTTGTCTTGCACGTGCTTGTCAAGGAAATCATAGAATGCAGCCATCTTGTGTGTACCATCAATCCTGCCCATGGTGTTAACCTTTAGGTTGATATCACCAATTTCAGGGTGTGCGGTTGATACATTCTTGTTGGCTTCGTCAACTTCTTCAGTACCAAGTTGTGCAGTAGCAACAGCAACACCAGATAAATCACCGTTAGCCAAAGGATCAGCAACACCACCAGCCTTCAGATACTTCTTAGGCACAAGATCAATACCGTCGATAGGATTCTTGATTGTTACGTTCTCATTGTCTTGCTTGCTTTCAAATTCAGCAGAGTCAACCTCTACACAGCTTGAAGCTTGATAAGGACCAAATGATATTACAAGACAAGCTTGTGTTGGGGTAGCGCCTTCAGGAGCAACTGTATCATCGATGACAGTAATTTCAGTCTGGCCAATTACATCATCTTGTGTAACCAATGCAGATTCTTCTTCCTCGGCATCTAGGTTCTCAGCTTCTTCAACAGAGTTGTTGGTTTTGATAGCATCTTCCAATTCATCTTCAACTTTTTCAAGATCAGCGATCAGAGGAGTGATTGTCTCACCACCATCAAGAACAACAGTAACTTCGCCTTCAGCACCAAAACCGGTTACCTTGCCTATCTTACCGTCAGTAGTCTTAACCATATCACCAACCTTGATAGCATCTTCATCAACGTGATCAAGCTGTACCTCATTCTCTGGCTCATCTGCAGGAAGTTCGTCTTCCGACAATGCACTTTCAATTTCAGTGATTTCTCTGTTGACCTGGTTGTACTGTGCACGTTCTGCATTCAGTGCAGTACGCAACGCTTCGATGGCATCTTCAACACCAGCACTTTCATTAAGAGGCTGAATCTGATTCATCTTAGCTTCAAGCTTGTTGATGTTCTCTGTAATCAGCTTGGCGGTCTTTGAAAGCAATGACATACGCTTTGCTTCACCTTCCAACATCTCTGGGAATGAACGGCTGATATCGTAATGAAGTTCTTTACGAACTTTGTTGATTGCAGCAGTAGCAGAGGTCTTGCCGAATACGTTAGAATTCATACCCTCGTTGATGCTATGCATGTAAAGCTGACCATCAACATTGAATACGGTGGACGAAAGTCCTTTGTAAACCTTTGACTCAAGCAACTTAACGTCTTCAACCTGTACGAGACGTGTAGCCCAGTCGCGAATAACTTGGATAGCATTCATTCTCTGGGAAGTACGACCTTCGAAGATGCTCTTGGCAGAAAATTCAGCCATCGATTCAACGTTGTCCATACTAACAGCCTTCGAGTTGAAAGTTGCTTTGATGTCTTGACCTTCAGCAACAAACTCGTACTTGTCTCTACCAATACGGTAGATGATACGACCTTCGATTACTTTCACATCATTGCTGTTGAACACTGAGCATGCATTCTTAAAGTTCTCTGGAAGAGTTGCAACATCAGCTTCGCTGAGCTTTGACAAACCATTAGGACCTTTTGCAAAGTAAGTACCTTTCACATTGAAGAAGGTTAGATCACCAGCTTCGTAGACAGGGGAATAAACAGAAGAAACTTCGCATGTGGAAGTGCTGCTCTGGATATTTGCATTTTTGTTTTCCTTCACCATCACATCATTGCAAAACTGCTTAACACGATTGTCAAAAGAGAAACGCTTAAGTTCGGCAACAAGTTCGGCAGAAGTTTTACCTTCGTTTACGAAAGAGATCAGAGCAGTGGTTGCATCTTGCATGAACCCCATTCTGTCATAAGCCTTTAGAGCTTCATACAGGTGGAGAGCTTCGAGGCGAGTTTCCTGCTTAGCGATAGCTTCCAATACTGGAGTAACGATTGCAGAAACCCTTTCGTCCCACATGAATTGATTCATAGCCGATGCAAATTTCTCAACGAGCTGATGCTCCTTGTAGCCAGCAGAGTACTGCTTGCTGAAATTTTCTACCGTATAACGGATGGCTTGGTTTGTGTAGGATGAACTTTCGCTAAGTGCATCAAGTGCTACGGCTAATCCAAATTTGAGAGTGTTCGTCATTGTATATGTTTGTTTGACAATTTAGCTTATCTATCTGTGTAATTATCTTTATCGATGCGGATACCACCTAAATAGACACCAGGCAGCACATTACCTTCTGGCATAGATTCTATGCTGTTCGTCAGCTTCGTCATGGTTGCTCCTCTGAAAAGTTGCGTGCTCATGTCTAGTGAAGGTAGATATGTTTCAACATTAAGTTCAAAACGTATCTTTGGTTTCTCTCCTTCACTGTACGCCAAGTTCAGTGCCTTTTCATACGATACTGTATCAGGAAATCCAACCTGAACTGGTACAGCCATGCCACGATAGACAATGTCGAATGTCTGCACCTTGTAAAAGATATCTAATATTAATTCCGTGATGTACAACATGTCATTCATGGATTCAACCACAATCTCACATGGAAATGTGAGAGACAACGGGATACTATTCACCTGCGCGGTGTATGTTTGGATGATTCCATCAGCCTCTTTGTCATACTCAGCTCTGACATATTTGTTCGTGGAGCTGGCTGGAACAACATTTATGGTAGGAAGTTCTATAGTTCCTCTAGGAATGATATCATTTCCTCCATCTGATTTATGATCTGCAAGATTAAGAAAGAAATCTTGCATGTATCTTTCGCTTCCCACCATAGAAGGGTAGAAAGGAACAGGTATAACTTCAGGTTCCAACAACCAATCTCTTTCCAGCCTTATCTTGTTATCTAAAACACCGATGAGGCCGGCGTAGATACGACGGAAAAAACCACCCTTTACTTCTTGCATGTCTATTTATATAGCAATGCCAATCATTAAAATGTTCGAGGACTTCATGTCCGAACCGCTGCAAGAATCAGTTAACGACTGGGTGATTGCATTATTAGAATCAAACAAGAATCCTTATGATGTATTAGGCATTCCAAAGAATTCGTCTATCGAAGATGCCAAGAGTGCATATCGTAAGCTGTCTATGAAATATCACCCTGACAGGAATCCTGGCAATAAAGCTTCAGAAGAAATGTTTAAAGAGATTTCTGCTGCTTACGAGATGATCAAGTCTCCAGGAAAGAATAATCGTTTTGTGTCTGATGAACCCAAGTCAAACTACAACAAACCTCCAAACAGTTATGCTAGACCTCAGGAGACTGAGGCACAGAAAGCTGGTCGTAAAGCAAGAGCAGCAGCTGACTATGAAAGAGCAAAGGCTACAGACGCAAGGAATGCAGAGAACATAAAGAATTCACAGAAGAGAGCTGAGGAAGCTGAGAAACGTTGGGAAGAATTTGAAGCAAAGCAAAAAAAGGCCGACGAAGAATTTAAAAAGAGGCATGAGGAAATCATGAACAATCATCATGAACAGGTCCATGCAATGGAAACATCAAATCTTAAGACTAGTATAAGGTCTAACTGGCCAGAATTAAAAGATTGGTCTCAGGACTTTAACGATAATATTTGTTACTTCACAGACAAAGATGAGACATGTACTATATCAATCCATGTTGAGAAGGGCAAAGGAACTTCCACCTCATTCAGTCTAAAGATCTACCACATCAAAGTAATATCAAAGGATAAGACACTTGATAGAGATGTTGAACTTAGCGGATATAGTGCTTTTGTGAATGCGTTCTATAAGCTCAAGAAAGATTACAAAGATAAACTCAAGGAAGAACAAAGAATCAAAAACTCACCACCTACAAAAGACAGTCAACCTGTACAAGGCGAAGAGAAGAAGTCTTGGTTTAAGAGAATGTTTGCTTAATAAAAAACCCAACCGATATGGTTGGGTTTTCTTTTATACTTCGCTCTTGGTGAATTTACTAAACTGATTTACCTTTTTTACTTCGTAGAGTGTATTGAAAACTTCGTGTGGTATCGGCAAGTGGGTTATGACAAATATGTTCAGATCCAATTCTTTGTGAAGCAGTATGAGAACTTTTAAGACGTTGTGGATATTCTCAGGGTCAAGGTTGGAGAAGATCTCATCAAGGAAAAGCAGGTTGATGTTTGGGTATTTCATCTTCATAAGACGAACTATAGCAACCAATACGACAATGTCTATCCTCTTCATCTCACCCAATGAAAGAGAACCAACTCCAATCTTCTCACCGAGGAAGGAGAGATGCGGGTCAAAGTTATCATCAAACTCCAACTGGTAATCGATGTGCATCTCTCTTAACAGTATTGAAATTTCTGAGTTGAGTGCAGGAAGTATGGAACGAATTGCTTGTTGCTTGATACCTGAATCACCAACAATCTCTTCCAATGACTTATAGAAGTCTACTTGGTTGGAATATTCTGCAGCCTTCTTTTGATCTTCTTGTAGTGATTCATAGAGGTCAGCCAAGATACGTTCAACAGAATCAGTGCTTGGAGATTTTGTTCTTAACAGTGAATTAAACTTCGTTTGTGCTGCTGATAGTTCTGCAGCTAATTGGTGGCCTCTGTTCTGATATGACTGTATCAATTCATCCCACGTTGAATCAGTTTTCTTTAGTTCTTCAAGATCGATGCTTTGGTTGTATACCTGTTCCTTGATTCCTTTAAGCTGTTCCTCTAGGGTATGCATCAGCTCTTCGTAGAAATCAGTCTTGAATGAGCTTGCACATGTTGGACACTTCTCCTGCTTGTAGAGTTCAATTTTCTCTTTGATCTTTTTACCGGCAGCAACACGTTCGTGCCATACATCCTTTGCCTGTTTGATCTTTATCTTGTGGCCCTTAGAAGTATCAATAGTCTGCTTAAGATTTCTTGCAGTGTGGCCTTGGTTTAGAATCAATTCATCAATCACCTTTTGTAATTCAATCTTCTGACTTTCCAATTTGGTTTCTATGTCTGCAGTGGCACGGTCAAGTTCCAACTGAGTTTTCTTGATGTTGGTCTCATGAACACGGCAGTTGGAGTTCATCTGCTCCTCAAGCTGTTTAAACTGCTTGCCTTTGTCCTTTACAGACTTGTACATCTCGTTTATGATTAATAGACCGAGGATGCGATCAATGATGGCACGCTTGTCAGCCTTGCTCATTGTCAGAAAGCTCTTGAAGTCATTGACAGACAGTGAGATGACGTTGTTGAATACGTAGAATGGAATCTCAAGGAGTTCTTGTTCTAAGTACTGCTGAAGCTGTGGCTTGCCAGCTTTGTCGTACAATTCACCATCAACCCAGAGGTTAAACATATTTGGCATCATGCCTCTCTCCACGATGACATTCTTGCCGGTTGTGGAGATAAAATTGATCCAGACATACAAACCTTTCTTGGTGATCCAGTTCACCAGGTCTTGCATCTTCTTACCTTCCACCTTTCCGTAGAGGGCATACTGAAGAACCTTTGCAATGGTAGACTTTCCATTTCCAGAGACTCCACATATCTGAGTCATTGTTGGAATCTCTGAAAAGTCTATGGTTTGTATTTCGTCAGGATAGCTTCCAAAATTCTTGAATCTAGTACTTAGTATTTTCATTCTTCTGTATTGAATTTCATTGCCTCCAAGCAGTCGTTCTTAATGTTTAAAAGTTCTGCCCTCATCTTCTGTTTCATATCAGGAGTTACCTTCTGAGATTCAATTGCCTGATTGATTAGTTCATCAATAGAGTAAGCTGCAACTGCGTGTTCCTGTGTCTGACCCTCTTGCATGTCCTCCTGAAGTGGTTTGTATTCCAATCTTCTGTAGCCACTCAATGTTTGTGTCAGCTTGTTGAGCATGTTACTCTTGAACGCCCTGCTGCTCGAGATGCCAACGTCTACAAAGTTATTCAGGACAAATGCATTTGCATCAGTCTTAGTCATGTTCAACAGATCTGTTAACATGATTTTCTTGAATTTTGGAGAGAAATGATTGTAGAACCATTTCTTTTCACGAGTCACACAGTCATACAAAAGTACTCGTTTAGTGTTGCCCATGTCGCTCCGGGTGAATTCGCATATACTTCCCAGCATGTGGACATTGTTCGTATCCTGGGCAAAGTGGATATGCCCAGAATAGACTCCTTCATAGCCACGTGTTAGCTCAGTATCCATGCCATCCTGAATCATGGTATGACGGTTAAACATCATTCCCTTGAAGTCTGTATGAGCACAGATGTTGTCTACCTTGCCAGAGAAGTGTTGTACCCATCTCTTCTCATCGTTGTGGTCATTGTTCCACGGAAGCATGAGGTAGCTTGCGCCTGATGTTTCAATAATGACAGGCTCTGTGAATACTTTGATCTCATACTTGTGTTTGACCCACTTGATGTGATCGAGTGAATTGATGTCAGTAGAACGTGACTGCCACATGTCGTGGTTTCCGATGATGATGTAAACAGGAAGAGTCTTGCTCAGCTCTTCCATAATCTCCATGAGCAGAGTCAAGACCCGTATATTAATTCCCTGTCTGTTGTCATTTACGTCTCCTAAAATGAAGAGCACATCACCTTCCTGCATGTTCGCACGAAGTAATGGCAAGAAGAACTTGAAAAAGTAATCACGGTGGATTTCAATCCATTCAGCGGAACTGTTCCTGATACCCAGATGTATGTCTGAGATCTTCCATACTCTCTTTATGCCGGTCTTTATTGTTTCGATATTGAACACATATACTTATATGCGAAACAGAAAGACCATCCAGGTTCACCTGCTTGACTATTTATAATATGTCAGAATATCTGCAAGATCTGTAATTTGCTCAAGTATGTTATGCTTGTGCACTTCGAATAGTGTTCCAGATTCTGTAAAACAAAATTGGATATTGTTCAGAAATTCAGTCTGCGCATTTCTAAATTCATCGATATTCCACTTCATTTCAGTGCATAGAGGGATTGCAATACGTTGAATATAGTTACCATCTATCATCTGAAGAAGGTCTGCGTCACGGATGATTGCCTGTTCATACGTAAGATCAAAGCGATCAACCACGTAAGGATATTGGGTTGCCTGGATGATCTGTGCGACATCTTCCATCATGTACAGATGCTTCGGCTTTAGTCTGCCAGTCATTGAGATGATTGCAGTCTGAACATTCCATGCATCAGTCTCTTTGCCAGCCGAGTGGTTGAAGTCATGGAACAGACAAGCGATGGCAAGCTGTTTTGAAACTCCTGTTGTGTTTAACAGCCTGCTAATTATTTCGGCATACTTTAGAACGGATAATCCATGACAGAAGTTATGGTAAGGTGAGAATGCTGCCTCGTTGTTAGAGTACAGCAATTTCACATAGTCTTCTAATTCGTATCGCCTTATAACTTCAAATGCAATTCTCATACGGATTGTATGGGGTAATCAGAGATTGTTAGGTGTTAGAATAATTTCTTAGTACGTCTCTTCTTGAGTATACCATATTTTTCATTGAGTTCACTGGCGATGGTCTCCTTCATCTTTGTTCCACAGATGGTAAGCAATTTCTCAACTCCGATGTCCATAAAGCCTGCGATGCAAATGAATACGAGATACCTAGGCCACGTGCCATTCTTTAGTTCATTGTAGACATGATGCAGAACTTCTGACTGAAACTCCTTATCCTTTGAAAACTTGTATTCGATACTATGGATCTCAACGTCTGGCCACTTAGCTTTAAAAGACAGGTACACTGCTTCCTCAAGACTCTTGGCTTCCAAGTAATTGGATGAGTCATAATATTCATCCAGATAAGTACTGGAATATCTGTCATTTATTCTTACACCATCGAAGATCTTGATCTCATGTACGTGGCCTTGGTCTTGTTCCATGGGTGTTATATGCAGGAACTAGCCTGCGTCATCAATAGATACGCATGAAGTATATCAAGCTGTTCGAACAATTCGTCAATGAAATGTATGATAGCCAGGACCTTAGAGATCTTATCAGAAAGGATCCTAAAACTATTGCTCACTTTGCACGCCTTGGTATATTCGATAAACCTGAGGTTCCTAATGAATTAGTTGCTGCCCATATGATGGGAGAGTTTGATAACATCCACCTAAGTGATTATGAAATCTTTAAGTTAGTACATGGTGTGGCTGCACTAGACAAAGAAATTGCTGAACAATTCATCATCTGGATGAATGGCGAAGGTGAGCCTGGGACAATTGCACCTGCCCACATCGACTACGAAACTCGTGAGGATAAGGAAGGATGGACTCCACAGACTTCCCATAAATACCCTGAAGCAATACCACAGGAAGATTACAACAAAGATAGATCTGCAACTCTGTACGCGTTACACGGTTCTAAAACTTCGTTTGTTGTATTCGAAAGACCTAGACTTGTTTATACAAATGAAGAAGGTAGAGTCTACATGACACTTGACAATGCAAAACGTATGGCAGCTGGTTCAAATGAAAAGTGGCAGTACTTCAAAAACACCATGCCAGAGTTCTACGCCGAGTGGAATGCACAATGGAATTAAATAGTTGAACTATTGTATACACCATTTTGTTGTGAGTTGTATTAACACTAACGCAAATGCAGAGGATTACCTGGGGTTTCATTAAGACATTCTTTGTCACGTATGGTTTTGTTTATGGCACTGAGGTAGAATGGTCTACGCCAAAGCATATCATGTTCTCTATCTGGTTGGCAGTGATAGGTGCATTAGTAGGCATCGCGCAGAGCATATATGATTATATGCGAAAGCCTAAACTTAATTTAGGTCTAGACGAACCTACAGATGATGACGATGATGCAGACCATCAACCGATATAGATATGCATGAAGTACATCATGCTGTTCGAACAGTTTATCCTTAATGAGTACAATGCTCCTTTGATGAATAAGTTAGTTGCGAAGTTCAAAGTTCAGAAGCCTGATCTTCAAGATTCAACAATCATTAATTACATCGAAAGATTTAAAAGATATAAAGATCATCCGCAAGTAACACAAAAAGACATCATGCAGTATGATTGGAAAGAACTTGAGCGTGTCATAGATTCTCTACCGCTGAGCAGGAAGGAACAGTTAGGAACAGTTGCAAAGCCAAGTATCACTGGAGCAACACCGATCTACAACAAGAATGGCATTCGTGCATTTGTGGGGACAGATAAGAAATCATGCCTCACCCTTGGTAATGGACACAAGTGGTGTATATCAGCAAGAGGTGATGGAAACATGTATCATGAATATAGACACACATATGCTGGAACACCGTACTTTGTGTTCAATGACAACCTATCCAGTGAAGTAAATGAAGACGGAAGCTTTGCAGATCCTAAACATGCAGTCGTCGTTTTCTTTTATAATAGAGAGATACACAGCGGTGGCGGTCAATACAAATTTACTGTTAGCGACGCTGATAACAAAGGCGATACTGAATATAAAGATTTTGACCATATTCTCCAGGATTATTCGTTTCTACTTCCATTAAAATCAAAGATAGTCCATGTAGAGCCTCCACAAGAAGAGAAACAACATCACGAAATCAGAAAGTCTATTGACAAAGAATTTAACAACATAAAGGTTGAGTTGGATCCAGATAGA